CTGTCCAACATCATCACCAATATCGCTCCCGAAGAAACTCCTTACATGAGCAACATCGGACGCGAGTCAATCAGCAATTCGCTGTTTGAGTATCAGACCGACACGCTGGCAGCAGCCGCAGCTAACAAGCAGATTGAGGGTGACGATGTCGCCTCTTTTGACGCTGTTACCGCAACTGTTCGCCTGCAAAACTACGCTCAGATTTCGCGCAAGACCATCATCTTGTCCGCGACTGAAGAGGTGGTTAACAAGGCAGGGCGTCGCTCAGAATTAGCCTACCAAATTGCGAAGCGTAGCGCAGAGCTAAAAAGAGACCAAGAGTTCACCATGCTGAATGGAGCGGTGGCTGCTGCTGGTAGCACCAGCGTTGCACGCGGTACTGCATCCCTTGGCGCTTTCATCAAGACCAACGTCGATATGCAGACAAACGGCACTAACCCGTCGTACACCACGCTGCCAAACAGCGCACGCACTGACGGCAACGTCCGCACCTTTACTGAAACCATTCTCAAGAATGTGATTCAGCAAGTGTGGGCTGCTGGCGGCGCTCCTAAGATTCTGATGACCGGTCCTGTTAACAAGCAGCGCGTCAGTGGATTTGCTGGTATTGCATCCAGCCGTTTCAACATCAATGGCGGTGAGAAGCCTGCGACCTTGATCGGCGCGGTTGATCTTTACGTTAGCGATTTTGGAACCGTGGCTGTTATCGCCAATCGTTTCCAGCGTGAGCGTGATGCATGGGTACTTGATCCTGAGTACGCAAAGATGACTGTGTTGCGTCCTTACCAGCAAATTGAACTCGCTAAGACCGGCGACGCTGAGAAGCGTATGTTGCTGGTGGAGTGGGGTCACAAGGTGCTGGCTGAGAACGCCCACGGCCTGGCTGCTGACCTGATTACTTCGTAATCAACTAGAAGGGATCAGGGCAACCTGGTCCCTTTTTTAACGCATGAACAATCAAGTATTTGACGAAAATAAAGACGCGGGTATCACCCGTTTTTGGCATTACAACGATGAAACCGGCCAGGCAACAATTCAGACTCAGCAGGATGTCACAGCAGTTGTTGAAGCGAACAAGGCAGATTTCAATCATGTAGACGAGCGCGCAAACTGGAAAGGCGAGTGGCATCACGTTGCCAGCATCCCAGAGGGCGTCTACTACAAACTCAAGGCCGAGGGTAAGCTGGACGATCAGGCGTACATGAAACGCTGGCTTAATGACCCCGACAACAGATTTTTCAGAACGAGACCTGGACAAGTATGAATAACTACATTGCAGTCTGCACCCCAGCCCGTGACATGGTACACGCCAACTTCACCTACTGCCTGGTGAATATGGTTTGCTACCACACGCTGAATACGACAGATGCGGTGTCTCTCAAGATCATGCAGGGAACGCTGATACAGAACCAGCGTGCTGACCTGGCGCTGGATGCGATGGCCGAAGGATGCACACACATCCTGTTCATCGACTCCGACATGACGTTCCCACAGGACATGGTCGAGCGTCTGCTCAAGCATGACCTGGACATCGTGGCAACCAATTGCGCACGCCGGCGAATCCCTACCGGACCGACTGCGCAGAAATATGGCCCTGATGGAGAGCGCGAACTGGTCTACACCATGCCAGAGTCAACCGGCATCGAGGAAGTTGGCAGCATCGGAATGGGCGTGATGCTAATTAAGCGCAATGTCTTTGAGAAGCTGACAGAACCCTGGTTCGAGACTCCCTGGCGAACCGACAAGCGCGGCTACATCGGAGAGGACATTTTCTTCTGCCGGAAGGCGCAGGCGGCAGGGTATAAAATCTACATAGACCACGACGTGAGCAAAGAGATCGGACATATCGGGACGTTTGAGTTCAAGCACGATCACACCTGGATGATGCGCGACATCGAGAAGGAAAAGGCAGAGCATGGCACTTAGCACCTACGCTGAACTGAAAGCCTCGGTGGCCGATTGGCTCAACCGTAGCGATCTCACGTCTGCCATTACCGACTTTGTCTCTCTCGCGGAATCCCAGATGGAACGCGATCTGCGCACCAGGCAGATGATTGTCAGGGCCAATGCCACCGTCAACACCGAGTACAGCGCGCTGCCTAATGACTACCTAGAGGCTAAATCGTTCAAGCTGACCGGAACAAACCCCATCACTCCCCTGGTATTTCAAAGCATCAACGCACTGGATGACTTGCAAGTTACCTATACGGCCAGCGGCCAGCCGAAGTATTTTTGCGTGATCGGTGGACAGATCCGCGTCCTACCGACGCCCGATACGTCCTACGTTTCTGAGTTGATTTACTACGCAAAACTCACCAAGCTATCCACGTCGAACACGACCAACTGGCTGCTCACCATGTCTCCCGACGTTTACCTTTACGGTTCGTTGCTCCAGGCCGCGCCATACCTACAGGATGATGCGAGAATCCAGGTATGGGCTGGGCTGTATCAGAAGGGCATCGACGCACTTAACCTGGCTGACGAGCGCGGCTCCATGACGGGCGGCGCTTTGATGGCAAGAGCAAGGACATTCGGATGATAGTGACCACGACAAAGGGTGAGATGGATGACTCGCTGCTGGAAAAGCGCGAGGGTTCAGACGAGACTGACAACGAAACAATTTCGTTCACCGAATACTGGTTAAATGGTGAAATGGTGCATCGGTCTGTCCATGTTGTGCTAAAGCGCAATGTGTTCAGCGAGGGCATAACTCAAATGATTGGATAAGACATGGCAAACACGCAAGCAATGTGTACATCGTTCAAGGTTGACTTGCTCAACGCCGTACACGCATTTAACGGGACCGGAGTGCCAGCGCATACCGCATCCACCGCCGACACGTTCAAGGCGGCTCTGTACCTGGCAAGCGCCACCGTGAATGCCTCCACAACGGCCTACAGCAGCACCAACGAGGTATCCGGAACTGGCTACACCGCCGGTGGCGTAAATGTCACCTTTGGCACTGCACCATCATCGACAAGCACCACGGCGTTCATCACGCCCAGCGCGTCTATCAGTTTCAGCAACGTCACGCTATCCACCGCGTTTGACGCGGTCCTGATCTACAACTCGACCCAGAGCAACAAGGCGGTGAGCGTCCACACATTTGGATCGCAGACAGTTACCGCCGGTACGTTCACTCTGACCATGCCAACCAACGACTCCAGCACCGGCCTGATCCGGCTGGCGTAACTGAAGGAGCAGCGCCGTGGCTGCGTACGGTACAGGCTACTACGGCAAAGGAGCCTATGGCATAGGCAATGTTGTCATCTCTGGCAACGCCTCCACGCTTGCCATCGGGACACTGCTGGCTGATGTTTCAATCCAAGAGGATGGGACGATTGGAACAGGCAACGTCGGCGCTGTAGGCATAACGTACTCAGTCGCCATCACGGGCAATGCATCCACGGGATCCATTGGCACTGTAGCGCCAAGCACTACGGCAGCAGTCACGGGTAATTCGGCCACCTTGTCGATTGGTAGCGTCACTCAGAGCGCGGCCATAGACGCAACCGGAAACAGCGCAACACTCTCACAAGGCACTGTCACCAGCAGCAGAAGTCTGGCCGCAACTAGCAACGCATCAACCGGATCGGTTGGAACTGTACTTGCCGAAGTCATATCGTTCCAGGCCATCACCGGAGTCAGCGGAACGGGATCAGTTGGCACTGTTTCAAATGTCACATCAATTGAGATAATTGGGAACGGCGCAACTGGTGCGGTTGGGACAGTGATTGGATTTGGATGGGGCGCGATACCTGACACCTCCGAATCCTGGGGTGCGATACCCGATACATCGGAGACGTGGACGGCCATTGCCAACACGTCCGAGACTTGGACGCCGGTATCTGACACCAGTGAAACATGGGCAGATATCTCCGATAATGCAACAACGTGGCAAGTGGCCGCATAAAGGTAAATCATGGCTGATACGACAACGACAAACCTACTCCTTACCAAACCCGAGGTAGGAGCCTCAACCGACACCTGGGGCGCAAAGATCAACACCGATCTGGACTCGGTTGACGCGGTCTTTGCTGCGGCTGGCAATGGAACCAGCGTCGGTCTCAATGTTGGATCAGGTAAGACGCTGACAATGGCTGGCACATTGACTGCTACTGGAACAGTAAGTCTTCAGACCTTACAACTTAACTCAGGCTATGGCTCTGCTGTTACTGCATTTGGTTGCCGCGCTTGGGTGTCTTTTAACGGCACAGGAACTCCAGCGATTCGTGCAAGTGGGAATGTGTCAAGCATTACAGATGTTGGCGCTGGAAATTACAAAATAAATTACACAACATCAATGCCTGATGTAAATTATTCCTGCTCATCTAATGCGGTTAAGGGTGGTGGTGGGCCTAGCGCAATAAACTCAGTAGGCGTTTTTTTTAGGGAAGATGGCATCTTGGCTGCATCCATAGAAATGTATACGGTGTCATTTACTGGCATTTCAGTTGACCCAGACTTTGTAATGGCCACCATTGTCAGATAAGGAAAATCATGAATCAAAGAATTATCTACCCAACCGACAATGGCGGTGTGGCCGTTATTGTTCCCGCGCCTGAGTGCGGCTTAACCATTCAAGAAATTGCCGACAAGGATGTTCCTGCTGGTAAGCCTTACAAAATTGTGGATGTTGCGGACATTCCGACTGACCGCACATTCCGCAACGCATGGGAGTATTCTGATGCTTGACAGGTTTATGGAAAAAGTTTCTCCAGAACCAAATACGGGTTGCTGGTTATGGTCTGCACATGTTAGCAAAGATGGGTATGGACGCTTTGGAATTGGGAAAACGCCGCATGAAGCGCATAGAGTTTCCTATAAGCTGTTTAATGGTGAAATAAAGTCTGGTTTATGTGTAGATCATATGTGTAAAGTTCGCTCATGTGTTAACCCAGATCACTTGCGTTTATTAACTAGAGCAGATAACACGCGCAATCAAATCAGCGCAAATTCATTAAAACAAGTTTGTAAAAACGGGCATGAATTACCTTTACAAAAAGGTCGTAGAGTTTGTAAATCTTGCCAAGCAAAAGCGGCACAACGATATAGAGAAAGGCACACAGCATGATTACCATCAACATGGACAAGGCCAAGGCCATCACCAAGACCCGTTTGCGTCAAGAGCGTGAGCCATTGCTTGCCGCGCAGGATGTAGCGTTCCAGCGTGCATTAGAAACCAGCACAGACACATCCACAATCGTGACTGAGAAACAGCGCCTACGGGACATTACCAAGCTGGCTGATGCAGCTACAACCACCGATGAATTAAAAGCCATCACACTTAAAGCGGACGAGTAATCATGGAATTCCAGCCAATGTTCAACTTCATCGGAGGCGCGATCCTGGTCGCTGTTGGCTGGTGGTGCAAAGAGATATGGGACTCTGTCAAGTCTTTAAAAGCTGACATCAAGGCAATTGAGGTTGACTTGCCAAAGAACTACGTCAGCAAGGCAGACATTGAGAGCCGTCTGGACAAGATCGACGCAACCTTAGAGCGAATTTTCGACAAGCTCGAAAACAAGGCCGACAAGTGATTGACCAGGTGGTCTCAGCGGAAAGCCCCTGGCCGAACACTGAGACAAAGACGGTTTTGGTTTGTCGCATTCCGAAACGAGAAGAGGATAAGAAAATGGGCGCAAACGAATTCACCGACAAAGATGGACGCATCTGCCGCTGGGTAGTTGTGAACAAGCAATGATTGATCCATTCACAGCATTTGCTATTGCCCAGGGTGCGGTGGCTGGCATAAAAAAGCAGTAGCCCTTGGTAAAGATATACACGGCCTCTACAAAGAATTCAGCAGTTTCTATCAAGCGGCAGACACGGTACACCTAGCAAGCAGCAAGGCCAGGATTGCATCAATAGGGAAGACGAATGCACAGATCAGTTCTGAGGCTCTCCAGATCGCACTGGCGTCAAAGGCACTGAGAGAGCATGAAAAGGAACTGAAGGACATCCTCTTCTATAGTGGCAATGCTCCGGTCTGGGAAGAGATGATGGCAGAGCGCACCAGGATGATTAAGGAGCGCAACACACTTGAAAGAGAAGAGTCAGAGAGAAAGCAAAAGGACAAGGAAGCGAAGGTAGCAATCATCATGAACACACTCTGGATTTCAGGTGCGTCAGCTATCGTTGTTCCACTTGTTAGCATCACGTTTCACGTTAT